TTGTTCTTGAATTGCTTTTGATCTAAAGGTTTTGATCTGCTCTGCTTTAGAACCTGGTGGTAGGATTTACATACCTATTAACTACTTAGTACCTAAATAGTACTATACTTGCGTATTTTAAAATTCCATTGACTCACTCACATTATCGCGTTACTATCGCGTCATTATGACGGATAAGAGAAACTACGCGAAAGAATGGAAGGCTTTGAGACTGAAGTGTGATATGTCTCAGACCACGTTTGCAGAAGCAGTTGGAACCGGGATGAGGACAATACAGGGAATCGAGTTGGGCGAGCACAAGCCGAACTTCATCAACCGGGTTCGTTTCAAAAATTTCAAGAAGAAGATCGAACAAGCGGTACAATAACTTCCGATGGCGAAGAAAAACTCACAGCCTGTACCTGATCTTCTCGAAGGCTATAACCGTGACGACCCGTCGAGCCTGGATTTAGTCGAAGCTAAGGTCGTCGAATACATCAAAATCTTCTACCTGCAAATGAACAGCGTGCAGGAGAAGTTCATCCGAATCAAAAACAATCGCGGTCGTACTCCCAAGACAAGACTATTCGAGGCCGGAAATCAGTGCTTGACTGGAGCGAGTCTGATTGAGACACCGAGTGGGGATGTAGCGGTTTCTGAGCTATTCCAGCGAGGGGGTTCGTTCAAGGTATATGCGTGGGATGGGAAGCACAAGGTGGTGGCGAACGCCTTGGCTCCATTCAGCAAAGGCGTTTCGCCGCAGTGCTATCGGGTTACGTTGGCGGACGGTCGATGGCTTGAGACAAGCGGCGACCATCTTTTACTTTCTGCCATCTCTTCTTATCGCAAAGTCTCTGCGCTTGCTTCGTTCTTTCAGCCCGAGTTCCTTCGTACTTACGCCTCGATTCTGCCGCCAGACGAAGCCTCTCTCTTCCTTCAGGAGTCCAGTTCGGGCATTGTCCTGCCAGTTCTTCCTTCAGGTGTTCTGCATTTGAGCCAAAGACAACTAGATTTTCTGGATCGTTGTTTTCCCGATTCCGGTCTTTGTGATGAACGACTTCACCCGGTAGAAGGTATCTCCCAAGCGTCTTCTCCATCACTAACCGGTGCTCGGCAACATATGGGACTCCCTTCTTCGCAAACGGGTGACCGGGGGAGTAAATATGCCAATATCCCTTTACCAGCACCCTTCCCCCCTTCCAGTCTGGGTGCTGGTCGCCACTTCTGGGACCGGTGCGTTGGGTCTTTAGACCTAGACGCTTACAGGCTTTCTCAATGGTCCCTTCGTGAACGCCAATCGCGTCTGCCACTTTCCATTGCTGAAGGTGCTCGACCTCAACCATGTGGCGGATTTTTTCAAGATCGGAATTGGTCAGATAGTGTCGCCGCTTCATGTAGACCTCCTGAGTATGCCAATCACATTGTATCAATCCGACTGATTCCCAGTCAAGAGGTATTCGACTTTACGGTACCGGAGTATCACAACTACTGCGCGGCTGGTCTGATTTCTCATAATTCCGGAAAAACGCTTATCGGAATTGCAGAGGATATTGCTCACGCGATGGGATTCCGACCATGGCTGGAGAAAAACGATCCCGATTACAGAATTCCAATCAGGGTGCCAAACTCAGGAATGGTAGGCTGCGAAGTCGCTGGACAGGTACTCACACAGAACATCGAACCTGTATTCATGTCCTTGATTCCAAAATACTGCCTTCCTGATATTTCCAGATACTCTGATGGATCGCTGAAAACCCTCACCCTGACCTACGACTTCAACGGAGCCTTCTGTGGAAGCGTAATCAACTTCCGTTCATACGTCCAGCCAGCCGACAGCTACGAAGGCATTGTGCTGGATTGGATTCATTGGGACGAACCTCCTCCGCGAGCGATTCTGAACGCCGCCGAGCGTGGGAAGATGAAAGCCAATTCCCCTTCTTGGCTGACTATGACTCCACTGAAGGAGCCGTACATCTACGACCTGTTTACCATGCACGCCTTCAATGCAGGTGGAGACGATCAGGAGATTGCCATCTTCCGGTGCTCAACATGGGAGAACTGCCAAGACTGGTGCCGCGACTGCAATATTTCAATTCCAGAGAATGACCCTGAGAAACTTGAGCCGGGAGTTATGCGACCGATAGATCACTGCCCCGGATGCGGCAAGGTCATGGGATTCATGCCCAGAGCGGGAATTGAAAACTACCTGAAAAAGATTACCGATCCTGACGAGCGCGAAGCCCGCGAAGAAGGAAAATGGAAGCACCTTTCGGGACTGGTCTACAAAAAACTAGATAGGCAGATTCATATTTACAAGGACTTCGATATCCCAGCCGATTGGATGCGGATTGAAGCAGTTGATCCTTCCGACGCGAGGCCTACCCGATGGCTGTTCGGTGCAGTATCTCCAGAAGAAATCATCATCAACGGAAGGCGGGCGAACCGAATCTACTGGTACACCTACCTGCTTCCGAATGGCAATATCGACTCCATCGCCAGAGCGGTCAAGGTGAAGCGAGCAGAGCATAATTACCGCGAGCCAGCGATGGTGATCCTCGACGCGAAGTTTGGAGTTCGGACTACTAAGACGCTGGATGACTCGACTTCTTGGGAAGAGCAGCTAGAGCGAGCCGGGATCAATCACATCATCCTCTCGCACTCCGCTCCCGGTGACGTGGCCTTGGGTCACAAGATGGTGAAAGAGTACCTCGAACCTCACTACTCCGTGACTAAGGACAAGAGCTTCCCCGGCATGATGTTTGCAGAGCAGGGATGCAAGGGAGATCGCGGGCCAATTCAGGACATGTTCAACTATTCATGGAAGGAAGGCAAAGACAAGCCAGAGGAGGGATACAAGGACATGTGCGATTGCGTCCGGTATGCTGCACTTGAGCAGCCAGTCTACAAAGCGCCTCAACCAGAGATTGACCAGGAATTTGCCCGAATGGTGCTCTCCAGAAAAGAAAATCAGGAAAATTCAGAGAGCGTGCTATATTACGGATTAGGAATAAAGGAGTAATACCTTGGCAATCATTGGAAAGGTGGCCTAAAATCGCTCCCCTGATGGCTTTCATACCTCTTATTGCTGCCGGAATTGGGGCTGCTGCTGCTGGCGTTGAGATGGCCAACCAACCATCTGCCCCATCTCCTACCAACGCCGCGCAGTCCGAAGCCGCCGCCGCTCAAGCTCAGGCGACCGCACTTCAAAAGCGCCGTGGTATGGCAGCCACGCAGCTTACCTCACCTTTAGGTGCTGGAGCGGCCACAACGCAGAAATCGACTCTGGGGTAGATCAATGCCTTATCCACTTGGATCCGCGAATCAGAGTTTAGTAGCAGACAAAGGCAATCCATTATCAAAACTTGGTAAGCGCGATAATGACCAGAAGGCCAAAGACTGCCTGAAATACCTTCTCGTTCTAGCCGAGCAAAGATTGTTTTGGGAACCTCAGATAGATAACATCATCGCCTATGTGAACCACGGTCGAAGGTTCATCACCGACAGAGACTTATGGGACGGCCAGCAGACGGGACAGATGGTCTATGACGATACCGCGATGCTCGCTCGCAACCTTCTCGTGGATGGCATGGTTGGCTATCTCTGCTCCCGTAACCAATCTTGGTTCGCGCTGGAGATTCCCGGAAAATTCAACTTTCCAAGAACTTCCGGGATGCGCTCATGGAGCGGGCAGAGAGTCGATTCCTACCCTCAAGTACAGAAATGGATTCAGGAATGCGAAGAGGACATGTATTCGGCATTCAACCGTTCCAACTTCTACGATGTAGTGACGGAATTCATCTCGGATGGCGCATCTTGTGGAACCGCTACCATACTATCCGAAGAGGACGTTGATAACGGCACCATCGTCTTCACCGTGCCTCACTTCCGGGAATGCTTCATTGCCGAAAACCAGTTCAAGAAAGTGGATACCGTATATCGAATCTACAAGATGACGCTCCGGCAACTGGCTCAGAAGTTTGGGTGGGAAGAAATGTGCGCTATTGAACCCAACTTCAAACGCGACTACGAATCGAACATGCACCGAGAATGCGATGTCCTGCACGCCATCTATCCGAGAGTGGACTACGAGCCTTGGCGAATTGACTCGAAGAATAAGAAATGGGCCTCGGAATGGGTATACTGCAAGGGCGGGAAGATTCTTGAGCGGGGCGGAAGCGACAAGACTCCAGCACTGGCCGATCCGAAGAATGTGATTTCTACCGAGAGCGGCTATGACACCATGCCAATCATTACCTGGCGCTGGCGCGTCAACTCTGATGAGGTCTACGGTCGCGGCCCCGCGCATGATGCTTTTGTCTCCATCGCGCAACTCAACCAGATGGGGAGAACCAACTTGATTACCGCCCAGCGTGCCGCTGAACCGCCGCTGGTTGCCTACTCCGACATGCGTGGAGCTATTCAGCGTGGGCCTAACGGCATTACCTACGTTGAGTCCAATCGAGGCGATATTCGAACACGAGCTCCGATGCCACTCCAGACAGGCGTGCAGAATTTACCCTTCAGTATCGATTATCAAGACCGAGTTGCTAAGATCGTCAACCAGCACTTCCATACCGACGTATTTATGATGATGAGCCAACTCGCCAATGCTGGAAAGAGCGAGCGAATGGTGCAAGAGCAGGTAATGGAACTGCAAGGTGAGAAGGCCGCTATCCTTGGAACCCGCGTTGGGAACCTTCAGTCAGAGGCTTTCGATCCTCTTATCAATAGGGTGTTTTCGATTGAAGCAGAAGCGGGAAGAATTCCCAAAACGCCGGACATTTTGCTTGAGTCAGTTCATGGGCCTGTGCAGGTTCAGTACCTCGGACTCTTGGCGCAGGCCCAGACCCGGTTGACTACGGTCAGGTCGATTCAATCATTCATGCAGATTGCCGGACAGATCGCACAGTTTGATCCGAGCATTATTCATGCCATCAACGCTCCTCTCATACTTCGCACAGTCAGAGATGCGGTCAATGCTCCGGTCGATTGCGTGTATGACGAAAAGACTTTTGCAGGGATTGTTCAGCAACTCCAGCATAATGCACAGGTACAGCAGGAAGCAGATATTATTCCCAAGTTTGCCAAAGCTGCCGCTGCACTAGGGAAGTCTCCTGAGTCTGGCAGCATTATGAAGCAACTCATGAGCGGAGAAGAAAATGCCGGATCTTGATCCAGGCCGCGAGATGCAGCAGCGGTACAAGAACGTCTTTGCCACGATGGAGGGCAGGATCGTTCTGGGAGACATATTGACTCTGGGGCATTTTGGTGTAACTTTAGACTCAGCGAATCGAGATCAGGTCGCGGAGTACAATTTTGCTCTCGTTATCGCAACGCTGGCGGGAGCATTCGAGGCTCTTCATCGGCAACTTGGAATGACTAAAGGAGAAGACAATGGCAGTTAGCGCGACTTATGACAATGTGCAATGGCCCGGAGGTGACGGCCTTCGTGTCCCGCAGGAGAGAGCTGGCAATCGACTGATTCCGACATCCCTTCAAACCTACAGCGAGGCCGATCTTGGCACCGTGGCGACAAGTCCTTACAACCTCACCGCGCAGCAAGCCGGAGCCTCACTCATTACGGTCAATCCGACTGTAGCGCTGGCTTTGGTATTTCCAGTGTGCCAGCCGGGACAGAAGACCATCATCCAGAACACCAACGTGACAAACGCAATCACCGCGTCAGTGAGCGGCAATACCAACACGGCTTCGGTTGGAACTTCGTCTGTGGCGATGGTCGTCCAGACTGGAACCAACGGCGGAATCGTCCTGGTAACTGGAACCTAATGGAACCGCAGCCGATAGTGTTTCCTAATCTCGTTCGCGTTCGGGTCGCGGTTGCGCCGAGAGCGGAGCCATTTGACGAAAGCATGGACTCGCTCAACGTGGCGATTGCCTATGCTCAAAAGGTTGGATTCAAGATCACTTTTGAGAAGGTGAGGAGAGGTTGCCCTGGATTTCAGAACGCAGGGCCGACACTCTCCCACTTGCTCGAATCCGGGGATACTCATCTATTTATCGCCGCCGACGATATGCTCTATCCACCCGACACCATTGTTCGCTTGGTGAATGATGACAAGGACGTGGTGAACGGCATCTACCGAAAGAACATGACCAATATTCTTCAGCCAGCGAACTACATCGAATCGGGAGAGTTATTCACCAAACGGTTCAAGGCTGGTGGCCTGTACGAAACTAAATTTGCCTCCGGCCATACCATGACCATCAAGCGGCACGTCATCGAGAAGATGATTGTCGATTACCCGGATCTTGCCTACCAGCAGGGAGATCAGACACACTACGCCCTGTTCATCCCGATGATTGTAAACAGAATTTGCTATCAGGATGATTGGTCATTTTCGCATCGCGCCCGTCAGAGCGGCTTCACTCTCTGGGATGACTACGATTGCAAGCTGAAGCATTACTGCTATGATTTTCTTGGGTTTGAGTCTTTGGAGGTAAACAATGGCGGGGAATAGCGGAGCCAAAGGAGCTACAAAGAGCGGCGGCAGTGGTCATGCCTCTAACGCTGCGCTGCAAGATGACGAAGACAAGATGGCGCGACGGAGAGCGTTGTTTGGAGAGTGGAAAGGGCTGAAGCTGGCGAAGAAAGAGGTTCATCCCGCCCGCATGATTGACTACTCAAATTCTCCTTCACCGCCAAGATAAGTAAAGTGGGATTGACAAGGATTAAGTAAAGAGTTAAGAAAGAGTATAACAATTCGGGTTCTTGAAAGTCCGGCCAGACCGACAGGAATGAAATAAACAAGACGGCAGCCTGGGTGCCCAAAGCCACTCACGTTGCCGTTCTTGTTTGCCCGAAATCACGAAAAGGAATGAGTAAAACACATGCCTGAAGAAACTCAAGTGACGCCGGAATCTCTTGGATGGCGTGCTGGTTTGCCGGATCCACTGAAACAGAACGAAGCCTTCAAGGACTTCAAGACGGTTGGCGACTTTGCCAATAAGTTTCTTGAAACCTCAACCAGGGCTTCTGATCTGGAGAAGAAGCTGGGAGACTCAGTACCCAAACTGCCGGATAACGCGACCGATGAGGATCGTAGTCTCTATTACGATGCTTTAGGACGACCAAAAACCGCTAGCGAATACGAGTTGGAAGGTGAAGACAAGAACGCCGCCGAGTGGACGAACTACTGGAAGCAGGAACTTCATTCTCTGGGACTTACAAAGTCTCAAGCCAAAGCACTGAGTGGGAAATGGAACGCTCAAATGCAGAAGATGGTGGAGACTCACAACGCCTCCATCAAGGGTGAAATCACCGCCGCCGAAGGTAAGCTAAGAAGCGAGTGGGGCGACAAGTTTGATACCAACGTGGAACTAGCCAAACGGCTTTACCAGAAGCATTTAGGGAACGAATTCGACAAGGATTTCGATTCTGGAACGAGTACCAATCGCTTCCAGATGGTTCGATACCTCGTTAAGCTCGCGGCCTTGACTGGTGAAGATCGTTCTCCGCAGGCAGGGCAAAGTCAGGGTATGGGTGGAAAATCCGCTTTCATCACCTACGACAAAAGCCCCACGCCTCCGAAGCGAGCTTAATCTGTAAAGGAGATTGGCTATGGCGACAGATGTATCGCAGTTAGGCTATTCCACATTCGTTGACATCGTGCAGAACTACTCCAGCACTGATGCCGCGGCAAGATTCGTTCTGCCCAAGCGCGTCCTCGACCGCATGACTCCGCTGGTCAGGATGCTTCCAATGAAACCCAGCAACAACATTCTGTCCAACATCGCCACCCGCACCGACTCACTGCCGGTTGCTAGTACGCGGCGCTGGAACGAAGGCATCAAGGCAACCGCGTCCAAGAACACTCCACTCAACGATCCGATTGCGCTGTTCGAGGATTACTCGGAAGTCGATAAAGACCTCTGGGAAATTCAGAATGACCCGAATGCGTGGCGTGCCGATCAGGACATGAACCACATCGAAGGGTTGTTTCAGATCATGGAGTCAACGCTTCTTTATGGCTCCCTGGCAACGGCTCCTGGCGCTTTCAATGGACTGGCGACTCGATTCAACAACCTCGAATCGTATCCCAATGGCGATCAAAGCTGGCAACCGAACGTGTGGAATGGCGGGGCCACTTCAGGCAACGCGACCTCCGCATGGATGATTGAATTCGGCGATGATTCGGTGTACGGGATTTATCCGGCGAACTCGCCGGCTGGTTTGAACGTCCGGGACTTGGGAGAAATAACGAAGGAACTTTCCAGCGGAGCGGGCGCGATTGGCGCGAACTACATGTATCAAGTGCTTCGCACGATGCTGCGCTGGTACATGGGCATCCAGATCGCTGACGAACGATGCGTGCAGCGCATCGCCAACATCAACCCGGTAGCACTAGTATCCGCCGCGAACTTCGATGAGAACATCTTCATTCAAGCAAAGAACTGGTTGCCGCGGGCTGGTGAAGCTCCCGGTACAGTGATCCTCGTCAACCGCGCATTGAAGACGCAGATCGACATCCGTGCGGTTTCCCAGAAGATCAACACCTATTTCACGCCTCCGGGCGACAACAGCATGGACGTGTTCGGGAAAGCAGTTACGAAGTTCCAGAACATCCCCATCTACGTTGCAGAAAAAATTCTCTCGACTGAGACCGTCCTGAGCTAAGGAGAAGTATCATGCCCGTAACAGACGCATTGCTTTACGTTCATGGCGGCGGAGCGACAGGATTAGGTCCGATCACCACCACCCCTAATGTCGCGTCGTCCGGTTCGCAGTCTGGAACCGTTCTGACCGTCACAAATCTTACCACCGGCCAGTTTCAGGTCGGCCAAACCGTCATAGGTGCAGGCGTACCAGCCAACACCGTCATCACTGCTCTTGGTTCGGGCAGCGGCACGGCTGGAACGTACATGGTTAGCACGTCAGCGACCGTTGCACCGGAAGCCATCACCGCGATTCCTAACACCCTGGGTGACGTGCTAGGAACAGCCAGCGGGTACAGCAACATCGAACTGGACTTCGGCGCACCCAACACCGGAGGGACTTATCCCTACCTCACTCAGTTTGCGTCGCTTTCGGAGAAGGGTTATACCTTTCCTCCTGAAGTGGTGGGAGATGGTGGGGTTGAGTTGGGTCTGCACATCGTCGTCAACGGTGTGTTCAACAACCTAACCAGTATCAACTTTCAGGTCTGCACGTCGGCCACAACCGGGGCAGCTTACAATGTGTCTCCAAACCCGATTGCTTCAAGAACTCTGACTCTGGCGCAGTTGCAGATTCCGGGGGCGCACTACTTCATCCCCGTGAATTTTGCATCGGTGCTTGAGTTTCTGCGTTTCTACGCCGCGCTAACTGGAACGGCGGCAACCGCTGGAACCGTAATTGCATGGTTTGGGCCGAAGACAGGCGGGGAGATGTAAAGATGAAGGTGCAAGCGAAGTGCATCTCTCGCGCATGGGATAGTGGAGCCGCCGTGCTCTGCTATCCCGGCGAGATGTATGAGATTGACCATGACGGTAAACTTGCCAGCCTGAAAGCCGGAAGTCAATGGGTCTTTCAGTTTGACCGCACGATGGCCGGAACAGGACAGAATCCATCAATCGGTGGATTCGTTTGCAAGATGTGCGGCAAGACGTTTGATTCGTTGAACGATATTGGCACGCATAGCAACTCGGAGCACAACAAGTTCAAGCCCAAGGAATCGGTCGATTCTGAATACGATGATGAGCCTGTGAAGCTGGAGCGCCGTGGTGCAAATCCGGGAAGAACATTCCCATGCAAAGTTCCGGGTTGCACGGAAATTTCTAAGAATCTCTACGCTTGTAGGGTTCACAAGAAGACTCACGAGCAAGTTGAGGTAGTGGCTGAGACTGAAGCTGTCTCAGTATAGGAGGCAGCTTGAACTACACGCAGGTTAGCCTCAGCAATCTGGCACTAAACCGCATTGGAGCACGCGGGCAACTCACCAGTATCAACGACAACAGCGCCAATGCAGTCAAAGTTTTGTCTGTCTGGGACGCGATATTCCAGGAAGTATTGAGTGAGCGCGACTGGAAATTTGCCAAGACTCGCGTCCAGCTTCAGTTGAGTCAGGTAACGCCTCTTTACGCATGGAAGTATGCTTGGGCTTTGCCCGCCGATCTGCTGCGATTTGTTCGTCCCGTAAAGCGTCCTGACCGTAGAAATAGCTGCTGGTGGGGATGGGGGCCGGAAGGCAACGGCTGGTATCGCCGCGAAGATCTTCCATTCTGGCCATTTGACACTGACTACAAAATTGAGACATTAACCGCGGGTTGGCTACTAGCCCCTCCCGCGACTCCGGTTCCATATCCTAACCCGTTTCCTACGGGTCGATATGCTCTGACCAACTACGGTGGGTTCCGGGGGCCAGTAGCTATTACCTACATCCAACTCATCACCGATTACACCCAACTGATGCCAGGTTTCGTCAACTGCTTTGTCAACCGTCTTGCGATGGAGCTTTCGATTGGCATCACAGAGGACAAGAACAAGTTTGAGTTGATGGAGAGGATGTATAAGGAATCTCTCAACTCCGCAGAAGCACAGAACGAATGCCTCGACTTCAGCGAAGATGAGTCTGGTTCGACTTCTTGGCAGGATGCTGGGCGCTTCACGAGGTTCTGGTAATGCCAGAGAAGGTATACATAGTACGAAACGCACTGAATGCAGGAGAGGTAAGTCCTTTAGTTTCCTTTCGGTCTGACGTAGACAAGTACCAATCCGCTTGCCTTACGCTAGAAAACGCCGTCCCTCTGGTAGAAGGCGGCGCTAAGAAGATGCCGGGAAGTTACTATGCTGGGGCAACCTTGAATAACAGCAAAGCCCGCCTCGTACCTTTTCAGTTCTCCACTATCCAGGGAGCCATCCTTGAATTTACTGCTGGAGTTGTCCGAGTCTGGGAAGCAGCTAGCAATGGAGTCTGGTCATTAGGGTTGGCACAGCAAACTCCAACCGGAAATTCATACAATCCGTCAATGGCATATACCGCAGGGAATTTAGTATCCCTTGGTCCGTTCACAATATTCCACACGGCAACTTTAGGGTCTCTCACTATCGCTGCGCCATACGGTCAGAACAATTTCAACACTGTACCAATCACCATCACTATAGATAGCACTGCTCCATACGACTCTCTTATTGCGACCGTCACCGGGACATCCCCGAACCAAGGAATCAATATCGCATTGGCTACATTTACGGCAAGTAATAACGCGGCGAGTACGATCCAGACCGCAATCAGAAATTTGGTGTCGCTGAATATCCCAACAAATAACTACGTTGATTTGTCGGCATGGACAGTAACTCCCGATCCGATCTATTATGCTACTCCGTGGACATCTGCTTCGGGAATAACGTCGATTTCACTCTATCAAAGACCTGTTCACTGGTCTCCGGTAAA